AACAACATCCTTATCCATGTTGCCGCCCCCTTCGTGAGCGATAGGATAATATCCTTTCCAGCCGTCCACTGCGACAGCGATTCCTGTGACACACCCTTTCCCTACAATAGAACCTGATCCATGTGTTTTTAATTGTGGATCTTTAGTTTCTAAATCTATGGAAATTTCTTTATGGTCTCTTAAATCTGGAAATTTAGTTGGTGGAAGCCACTCAGTTTGGGGTTTAAATAAAGGTTCTTTCATTTATGAGTAATCTCTTTCTATAATCATATCTATAAAATGTTGTGCCTTTAGTAAATCTTGCTTTCCTCCTTTATACTGATGTCTTAAGATGTATTTAATAACATTTCCCTCAGGATAAAGCAATCTATTCTCTATAACAAATCTACTTGGCTGTATCTTATGTTTCAGATAGTGTCTCCCTCCAATTTGTTTATCGTATGCGCTCATTATTTACCTCTTATTTTGTTCCAAAAATTGTTATGTTTCATTCCTTTATATTCTCCAAAAGAAAAATCAGGTTGGTATAAGAACAAATTGTATTTAGTTCTTGTAACTCCTACGTAAAAGACTCGAAGCTCGTCATCCCTATCTTTTCTACCCTTACAATAAGTTCTATAAGGTAGATAAGGCCAATCACAATTAAGAATCGTGTTGGCAGATTCCAGTCCTTTGGCGCCGTGAATCGTGGATAAAAGAATACGTTTAGATTTTTTGTAATTACCGTTTTCCATGATATTTTTTAAATATTGAATATAGTCCGCATAATATTCTCCATTATGTGTTTTTAAATTTAAGATTTCAAACCAGGGAACATTGATATTAGCATCTAGATAAAATTTAGATTTTAAATCACCATAACCATATTGACCATCTTTAAGAATAATGGAGTCTGTTCGAATAAGAGAGGTTTTTTTTCTGTCTCGAATCAATGTTGGAGGAATAGTTTTATAAAATTCTTTAGTTTCTTTACCTGAAATTTTATTTCCTTTTTGAAGAGTCATCCAAGTTTCAATACTTTGAATCTGATCTGTAGGCACATTGGGAGTGGTGCCCCTTTCTGCTCCACTCTCCACACCATTTGACTTTTCTATTGTTTCCCATGTTAAATTATTTTTAGCTAGAATTTGGGACCAGTTATAATTTTCGTTAGAGTATCTTCTGTCTTTTTCGTCATTGTTTCGCGATAAAAATAACCAATGAATAGAAACATCTGGATCAGTTATACTCATGTTTAAATAATTTTTTTCAAAACTTTCTTTGTTTCTGAATTCGTGAATTAAGCCGCAATGCGGCATATTGTGTTTATTTTCATTAGTAGGAGTGTATTGTTTTTCTTGTCGGCGTTCTTTAGGAATAAGGTGAATAGCCGCTTGTGCTAACTTCCAAATATTTTTATTTAATCTAGGCGATTTATCCAAGACTGTCGTTTTATCAACGGCCAGCTGTAAAAATGTTTCAACCTCCCCTCCTTTAAAGCGATAAATCGCCTGATCATCATCGCCAGCAATATAAACATTTTTAGAGACGGCGATAAGTTTATTGATAATCAACCATTCAAGTCGATTACAATCTTGTGCTTCATCAATCATTAGGACGATGTTATGATTAAATTTAATTTTGTCTTGAAGACCTTTATATTTGACATCTTCCCAGTCCATTTTTAAATGGTTCTTTTTATAATTTTCATAACTTTCAGCCAGTTGAATTATAAATCTCCTACTAGTATTTGTTTGTTTTTCAGCGTCATAATATTTTAAAATACTTTCAATTCCCTCTCCGACAGTGATTCTGCCCTTGGTAATAATTTTCATAGCAGCATAAAAGTTTCTTTTCTTGTCATCATTTAATTCTTTCTTTTTTCTTACTTGGTAAAACTCTGTTAAATAATCGTTAGGATAACAAATATCTTTATCCTCGTTTATTTTGCTCATTAAATATGAATCAATGGTTCTTACGCTGTAGTGTAGTTCCTTATCGGTAAATCTATTATTATTTCTTTCTTGGATTCGGCTTTTAATTTCTCTTGCAGCTACTCTGGTAAAAGTTGTGGTTAAAGTTTGATCCAAAGGACAATTTTGATCTAAGTGTTCCTGCAATCTCTTAACCAAAGTAAAAGTTTTACCTGTACCTGGTGCACCAAATATTTTTTCTATGTGTGCCATTAATATGGTATTTCTGGTCCTTTCATTTCTTTCGTTTCTAAATCTTCTAATTCTTCAAAATAATCTTTTTTAATAAAAAAACAACGTTTATTTTCTTTTCTATCGGGTCCCCCCAATTTATTCTTGTCAAATATTGAATTAATGAATGAATAAGTTTCATTAGAGAGCATTTGCCACTCTTTTTGAGTGTCTAAATACTTTTTAAACCAGTCAATTTGAAACCAAACAGTTCCTTCATTATCTATAAAAGGAGACTGGTCTTGATAAGCAGTTTGCCATTTTCCATCCTCGCTTTCTTCTACTTTGATCATATCTAAACACCATTTAGTTAAAAATTTTCTAAGTTTACCTCTATTAGTGGTTTCAGGATCCGCAGGAATAATATTAACGTTGGTTTGAATTTTATTGAGAAGAGTTTCCCAATCTTTTTGTTTTAAAAGTTGCGGAGTTTTACCTGTTTGTTCGGTAGCCGCGATCTGCCATAATCTTTGAGTAGCCAATTCTCGTGATGAAAGAACCACAGTTTTTCCTTCATACGTTAAAAACCAGACTTTAGGATTAGAAACCATTACAGAAAGTTTACTGACATTATTATTTGGAACATTTCCGTCTCCTACTCCAAATTTTTGAAGCCGACATTCTTGCGGTCGACAAAAAGGTTTAAGTGGAGGATGCTTACACCCATAAAAATAATCTTTAGATCCTACTGATTTTTCTATATTTAAAACTTCTTGTGTCCCCAAACCTCCCCCTGTCAAATCTTTAAAACAATGTGTGTTATATTTTCCTAGTTTATCTTTCCAATTGTCAGGAAATCTTTTTTTAAGGTAAATGGCAATTTCAGTTAGCGTATTATTTCTTTGTCCTTCTACAAAACCAAAGGTCGCCATTTGTTTTAAGCACATTGGGCCATCTTTGAACCAATCATCTTCGAGTGGAATACTAAAATTTTCTAGTTGTTCTTCACTCAAGGAATATTTATCATGTAAATTAAAAAATTGTTCTACAGTTGCGTCAGAGCCATCATCATTGATGGCACATCTCCATTTAGTTTTGTCTAAATTTTTGTGATAGTAATAAGGAAGATTTAACCAATTACCAATTTCTCCACGTTCTTCAATTTTTGGTTCTGTTTGAATAGGATAAATTCGATCTAAATTCGCTTGACCCAACGTCGTTGCGATTTCTGTAAGTTTTGTCTGTAGTAATTTTGCTGGGACCCAATCTTTTGCAAATAAAAAAGCATGGGCACCTCTACTTTTTGATTTGAAGACAATTAAAGGTAGTTTTCGTTCTCTAATTTTTTTATTTAATTCTTTAAAGTCAACTGGATATTCATCAATGTCAATGCAACCCCATTTACATTTATGATCTTCTCGTACAGGAGCAATTCCAATACTATCAACATCGCATTGAAATTCTTCCCCGTCTTGTTTAATGATTCTAGCCTTGAAAGGTTTACCAGCTAAATGGTTTAACCATATTTCATCAGTAAGTGAATCTCTGGAAGTATAACTTTTGCCCTGTTGTTTGGGACCTGTGGACTGTTTAAAATGAAAGACACCAAACCCGCCGTTAAATCCTTCAAATACATTTTTAAATTTTTCTAGTTCTACTTTCATATATTTTAGCGAGGCGGCTTCGACTCTCGCACTCCACCGCCTCTATTTCCCTTGCAAGAAAAGTTTTAAAACGGTGTTGCTTGCTTAGGTTCTTCTGACCCATGCTTAACTTTAACTTCCCCTTTACTTATTTGTTCAGAAAAGTTTTTAGCCATATCATATACTGATCTACTTTTAACAGGGCCAACTTTAGTATAAGCCCATCCAAACCATGTTCCTCTATCGTTAGTCATTTGAACAGTTTTTAGATTATAGATATGACTATATGTTGGCGGAGTAAATAAGCCATCCTTACCCTGTAGTTTAATACCCATTATGGTTGCTAGCCATTTTCTACTCACAGATAATGATGTAGATTTCATAGAAATTAAAGCCGTTGATGGATGATCACCTAATAAAAATACGAAGTGATTAGCAGTGGTTTCAATATAATTACCATTCTCCAATCTATCTTTATTAGATTTATCACGAGTTACTTTACTCATGATATCACTGTCTGCTTTATGGATAGCAACTGGTGCTCCGGTGCTTGTTCCACGATCTTGCCATTCCACATATTGTCTGAGGTAGTGACATGGTAATACATTTATACCTTTAGCACCGTCATAAAGTTCTTTGGTGACGCTGTTAAAAATCATACCAGGTTCTGCTCCTTCTACATATTTTCCACCTCTCTTATTAACTTCAGGAGATAGAGGCATCAAAACTTTTAAGAACGGTAATGCAAGATCTTCCGGCTTTATGTTTTGAGTACCTTTGTCTGCATCAGCTTCAAATAAATTAGTGGCCAATGCACCTTCTTTTCTCGTGGTTACTTCTT